TCTTCTGCAATCGCCTTAATATAATTGTAAGAATTGATAGCACCACCCATTCCTTTCATACGTGAACTTGCACAAATATTTAGGTAGTCAATAAAGATAATATCTGGTTGAAATTGTCTTTTTAATTTCAATTCATTTAATAGAGCACGAAAGTGTCCAGAATGGGCAGAACCAGTTGGATATTCCTTTACGATTAGTTTACCAGTGGTTTTACGAGCAATGTCTTCAACTTTGGTTCGGAACATTTCACGTGACATATTTGGTAATTGATCAATAGGCACATTTAGTAGATTCGCATCAATACGTTCTGCAATTCTCTCTTCAGCCATTTCCATGGTGATATAAAGAACATTTTTACCATCCACCAAAGCACTTGCAGCAACGTGACACATAAATAGAGACTTACCAACCCCGGTACCAGCAAGAGCAATATTAAGAGTTTTATTGGGAATACCTCCTTTTGTGATCTTGTTAAAGTATTCAAGATCGAAAGGTATTCTGGACTCCTCTGTGTGGTAGAAGTCGTATCGGTCTTCAAAGTTGTCAATGTAATCGTGTCCAACATTTGTATCAAAGGCAACACCCAACGCAGTGGATAATAAATCAGGTAACGCACCCTTCGATAGTGTTTCATGTTTGCCATCAATGATGGTAATGGATTCCATAATGGCGTTATAGATGGCTCTATCCTGACACCACTTCTCTGTATTATCCAACAGCCATTGCTCATCAATTTTTTCTGCAGAAAATAACTGAGGTAAAAGATCAACGGCGACTGTATAGTTTTCACCATTTAATCTATCTGCTTGATCTAATTCAATTTTAAAAGTTTCGGATGTTGGAAGTTTATTATACTTGCCAACAAATTTACCAGCCTCTTTAAATAATATACGATAGATACCTTCGAAATAATCTGGTTTGATGAAAGGTAATACTTTACGCATATAATTTTCATCTGTCAGAATATTTCTTAGGATGGTCTGTTCAAGATTAGTTTGCACGCTTTACCTCGTTTAGGGCAATGGTTCCATTATCGGCTTTTAGAGCTTCTGAAATAATATGTTGAAGAATAACACCTGCAGTTTCCTGTAGTGTAAGATCCTCTTCTGTCAATTCTGAATCAGGTGATGATATGATATCAAAATTGAATGTCATGGTATCCTCAGCAACTTTATTAAAACCAATTGCTCCATATTTAATTACTGTTTCATTGAATTGACCTGCCATAATTCTAATATGCCAGGCCTCCTCTGATTCTGGTCCAGGAATGAACTCATAAGTAACATTTTCTTCTGGATCAATCATCTTCAGATTGTACATCGAGCTCATTTGATTGGTTACCTCCAATTGCAAATTTTTCTTTTACATAATCTTTAAAGTCTGTTTCCTCTATAATTGGTCTCCAGAACTCTTCGGTAAGGGTGTCTTTTTCCCGGACCTTGGGGTCTCTGAGTTCTCCAGTTTCTCTATCCACAGAACAATACCAACCGTTACTAGGTTTAGCCACATAGCCTCCATCCAGCCCAACAGAAAGAAGACCACTGAGGTGCTGCACACCACCATCCCAGCTAACAGAGATAGGAATTTTCGATTTTTCTTTAACATATCGTGATTTCTCCACGTTAATTACAAAATGATACCCTTTAATTTCTGTGCCTTGTTTATCTTGTTGGCGACCAAGGATCCAAATGTTATCTGCTGAATAATAGATACCAGTACCACCAGAAACAATTGCTTTAGGAAATAGTCCCATCTCTTGATATGTGTGATTGACAGCAATCAATGGAATATTTTTCATATTTAAATATGGTGTTGTCATACGGAACAAACCTTTTAATGATTTTGCTCGTGACATATCTGCAACAGATTTTTCATTAATGGCATCCTCAAGTTCTTTTTTGGATGCAAGGTTACCAATAGAATCAATTACAACACATACCCTGTCATTACGATCCAGTTGTTCAAGTTGACCAACCAAATCAAACTTAAGTTCCTCAACATTAGTAACTGGTGTATGTAAAACACGAGTCGTATCAATACCAAATTGTTTAAAGTAGGCTTGTGGTGAACCAAACTCAGAGTCATAGAACAATAATGCTGCTTCTGGGTATTTTTTAAGATAGGCAGAAGCCATAATTAATGCGAATGATGTTTTAAAGTGTTTGGATGGACCGGCAAGAACCGTGAGTCCGGGAGCCAAACCACCATCCATTGAACCTGACAGGGCCACGTTCATCATAGGTACATCTGTTGGTACCATGTCTTTTTCTGTAAAGAATTTAGAATCAGCAAGGACTTCTGCATGGTCCAATTTACTGTTCTTTTTCAATTTATCCATAATTGACATATATTTTACTCCTAGGATTTTTGTATAGTATATTATATCACATTTAGCCCAATTTGTAAACACTTGGAAGCAAAAAGCCTCCAAGTGTTTTCTCATAGTTACTTTGGGAGATTTCTATGAGATTATCCTCTTTCCTGTTTCCTCCATGCTAAATCTTCTTCAAGAGTTCGGACACGTTTTGTCAACTCATCAACCTGTTGCTGTAATGAATATTCGGTAATGATTCGTGGTGAATCTTTAGCAAATTGTTCTTTAATCCATTCTTGAGTTGCTGACATTTTATTTCCCCTTTTCTTTTAAGGCCACACGTTTGCGTAAATCACTAGAACTAAATCTGTGTTCACGTTTGTTAAAGTATAATTGAATGCCTTTTCTACGACATTCATCCTTTCCGGTGAAGTCTTTGTCTCGGTACTCTTCACCAAGAATTCTAAGGTCAATGGGATACATTTGTATTATATCCAATAGATCTGGTTCAGTACAATAAACCAATACCTCATCAACATATGTTACTGCTGATAGTTGGGCATACCTTTCTACTATGGATTGTACCGGTGAGTTTTTTTCAGGTCTGTCTGCTGAAGGGTCCACTTGTAAGGCACAGATAAGATGGTCGCATTGGGACTTTGCTTCTCTTAACATTGCAATATGCCCTGCATGCAATAAATCAAATGTTGATGCCGTTAAACCAACTTTCATTAGTTTACTCCATAATATGTCTTATACCAATTCACAAAATTTTCCACACCTTGTTCAATAGGTGTTTCAGCCTTATAACCTAACGCCTGAAGTTTTGTGGTATCGGACCAGGTTGCCTGAGTATCTGCTGGATGTTTTGGTACATAATTTTTCTCTGCCGTACGACCGAGTTGTTTTTCAATGTTCTCAACAAATTCCATAAGTGGAACCTGTCTTCCATTACCAATATTATATATTTCTTTTGCCTCGGAATCTTGCAAACTTTTTTCTAATATAATTTGAATACCATTTACAATATCATCCACATAGGTAAAGTCACGAATCATATCACCATTATTAAATAGATCAATTGAATTACCGGCAATGATATTTTTGGTAAAATCAAATAGAGCCATATCAGGACGACCCCACGGACCATACACAGTAAAGAATCTAAGACCGACAGTCGTAGGTATTGTTGATGCAATAAATTGTGATTCATTTGCTGCTTTGGTATATCCATAAGGATTTAATTGATTACCAAGTTTTTCAGATTCATTCCAAGGTAAAGGATTACCAGCCATCACACAGGATGTGGATGCAAAAACAACCTTATCAACACCAGCTTTTGTACAGGCTTCAATTAGGTTGTGTGTACCAACAACATTATTTTGAATATAGTTACCTGGCTCAACCATTGAATGGCGAACACCAGCATAAGCAGCAAGGTGCATAATGATATCAGGTCTCTTGTAATAAACCCAATCGTCCATAAATTTGGAATCAGTAAGATCACCTTTTTCAACCACAATGCCACATCTGTCTATAAGTTCCTGAGCTCTGGCTTTTTTAAGCTCTGGATCATAGTAGTCATTATAGTTGTCAAAGCCAATGACATGGTGGCCATCAGCATGTAATTTTTGTGCTAGGTGGAAACCGATGAAGCCGGCAATACCTGTAATTGCAATTTTAGCCATTTTTATTCTCCCAAAGTTTTGACTATTATATCACATCCACAGTTAAATGTAAACCACATTTTGTTCTTTTTCACGATCATCAAGTTCATATTGTGCACGGTAATGGTTATTTTGCTCAATGACTTCATTCAGAATAGAAAACTCTTTATCTGCAAAGTGAGCAAATGCTTTTGTATCCTTAGGGAAACAGGCACCACCAAATCCTTTACGACCATCCGGACCAGGCACTTGCATATGGCTATGACCGATACGTGGATCCGAACCAATGACATTTGCAACTACATTATATTTGGCATGATAATTATCACAAATATCCTGGAACTGATTCATCCACAAAACCTTGGTTGCAAGGAATGAATTAATACCATATTTAACAAATGATGCTTCCATGGCAGTCATATGGAATACAGGACATGGTTTACACCGTGAGTGATCCTCATAAAGCCTTTCAAGGTCTTTTGTGGCTTTTGAATCACCACCAAATACGTGCATCGGTGGATTAATAAAATCATCCAATGCATTCTTTTCAGTTAGAAATTCTGGATTATAAATCACGTGACGATGCACATTAGATAAATCTTCCACAACACTTGGAACAACAGTTGATTTAATTACAATCATTCCTTGAGTAATTGAAGCCAGATCCTTAACCGTCTGAATAAC